TCACGAATCATACGGAGGTAGTGGTTATACAAACCAATAAGCTCGTTAATGTTTCGGATGCTGTTGCCGATCTCTCTTATTGGAGGGTTCTGGAATCCGCCTTCTGGGTTCTTGCTTCTATAGTAGAAAACACCAGTCTGCTCGTAAATGTCGTGAAGGTCAAGCGGTTGCAGCTCTCCTCCGCTTCCAAGCTGAACGTTTTCCAAGCCCTCGATATCAATTATGATTCCGTCAGGCTTGGCCTTTGCTACAGCCTGCTGAATCTTAAGGTGAGCCAACTGTAGTTGGTCCGCAAACCCTATGCAGCTGTCCACCATAGACTTTGGCATCATGTCTAGCAGGTTGGTAGCGCAAACAGAGTAGGAAAGGTTTGTCCTGGAAATGTCATGAATATTCCTAGGCATGTTGTTCTTCTTGCCGTAGTTGAACAAGAAGTCAGTCCCCAGGACGTAACATCCACCATAAACAGATGAAGTCTCTAGCTTAGTGACCTCTCTGTTAAATACAGAATTAGAGGGAGCTTTGTAGTTTTCGCCCTTTGCGTAAAACCCTACATTGCCGTAGCGGCTTTCTTTAGATTCGTAGTACTCGCAATCAACCCCCATGAATTCAAAGTCCAGGACCTCTATCATGTACTCATCGTATCCGAATCTGGAAACGTTGTTCACCCTGTCGTATGAGGACTGAGACAGCTTCCCAGCATCATAACCGTACTTTTTCTGAGCCTTCTGAGCTATAGTCTTGTACTGCTCTTCGGTGAACTGATCGCCTGCCATTCGCTTCAGCTCCTGAATTGGAATGTGCTTTACCTGACCAGCATAAACGAGATCACCAAAGTTTGGGTCTTCTGTAAAGCTGTGTATAAAGTTTGCGGGGTCTACGTAGTTCGTCTTTAATCCGTACTGAGGGTCATTATCTCTCTTGACGACAGCCATACCAAGAACGGCCAAGTCATTGACACACCGACGAAGAATCGAGTCGTTAAAATCGTTCCACTCAAGCGTAAGGTTCGTTGCGATTTGAGCGGCTATCTCAGAGGAGGCCTTCACGTTCGCATCCATAAAGATCTCAGCTTCTTCGAGAGTGTCTGGAACCTGATCTGGATCTCCGTTTATCTCAATACCGAGACCTTTTTTAATTCCTTGCAAAGACTCCTTCGCTTTTACGGAAAACTCCAGCTTCTTCTTCTCAAGGTCTTTTTCTGACGAAGAGAGCGGGTCAACAGCCTCTAGGTTTGGATACGGATTAAGAGATAGTATTTTGTTTACTACAATTCTTACGAACTTAGGCAGGATAGGAACTGGAGTGAAATCCAGGTTGAGCATACTCCCATCACCATTGTTAGGATCCAAAGAAGTAAGAAGTGACCTATAGATAGCTGTGTCTTGCGTTCCGTTGGCGTACCTCCTGTTTTTCTCAAATGTTTTACGCCTGTTCCCATATGCTGAGTTCTGCTGATCTATCTTCCCCCATTGGTTGTATATAGCCTTGGCGTAGTCAAGACCATACTTCTTTCCTTGCTTTTCCTCAGAGGAAGCTAAGGGGTCAGGGAAGTTAGAAGATTTTTTAGTATTACTGTACATCTGCAATGGTAGAGTTATTTTAACTCAATGCAAATATAGTAAAACTAAGAGTGCCAGACTTTTGACTTATATGTCCTGAAAAACTTCTTGTCTTTGAAATCCGACTTAGGTTTTTCTTTCTTTGCTTTTTGAGCACCAAGAAGCGCCAGTCCAGAGCTGATAGTCAAGTCAAACTTGGTTCGCTTATCTATCTTGTATGCAATCCAATCTTCTAGAGTCCTGTTGAAAGGCATGTTTCCCATCTCTCCTGTCTCAGCTCTAATACCTACATGATCGTGTATGTAAGCCTCTATTGACTGAGCGTGAGACTGAATAACGTCTTGAGAATTAGAGGGGATGCCTTTTGTTCTCACGTTACCAGAGGAGTTTGGGTTGCGAAGATGCTGAGGCCTGTCCATTAAATATCCGTCGTAACCCCTTGATTCAAAGTATCTTGCAATACCGTATTTGTTGTTCTCTATCAGCAATGGATACCCGTAGAAAAAAGCACACATCAACACATCTTCATAGAAGATGCTGGCTAGATCTGGACGAGAGGCATACTCTACAACAAACATATTTGGAGGAACATCCATATTGAATTTGTTGTACATGTGCAGCGCACCCTTCGATCCCCTGCCGTCTACCGTAGCATCTAGGTCGTAGGAGTCAACCCCTCCCACTCCAATGTGAGCGTTGGGAGGTACTCGCTTTCCTCGTTCGTCGGATTTTTTGTTTCTAAGGTGGTCGGGCGGTAGCCAGGCCACACGGAACCTACCATTAGGGTCTGGAGAGAACACAACCTCTTCGTCTTTTATCCTCCAAACAAAGTTCCCCTGGACTACTGGGTTTGGGTACAGGTTGTCGTTATGTTCTATCTGCTGATAGATCTTCCCAATATTAAAAATACTGCCTTCGATGCTATCTCTGAATGCTTCGTCTTCTGTAAATGGAAACTGACGGATAATCTCGTTTAACTCAGAGGGGTCGTCTTTGAATGACTGACGTTCGTTCTTTAGGTAACCTCGGCTTCCTTGATCCACTGGCTCCCCATCAACGCCTTCTATTTCTTTTTTCGGGTTTTCTATGACGGCGTTACCATACCTGTCGAAGAATCCTTCCAGGGCTTCGTAGGCTGGGATAAATATTCTGTACAGACCTGAGCGGGTTCGACCGTTGTTGTTTCTCTCGTTTGGGTCGGAGTCACACCACAAGCCCTTATACTCTTCACCGCCCTTGTTCATGGGGTTTACTGTACTTCCTACCAGCGCCTTACCTACCACGCGCTTACCAACGATTAAACATGTGCGTTCGATGCGCCACGCCTCGCGGATATCGGTAGGTTTCTCCCACTTTCCAGCCTCGTCGAGGTACAGCATATGTAATTTCTCACCGTCGTATGCGTTGTTCGTGGTGTTCTTCCAGTTGATGACGGTATTCAGTGCGTCTCCTCGCTGGGAAGTCTTGTTGTTCTTCGTGATGCGCTTGGAGGGCTCACGAAAGGCTAGCTCCATACGGGGGTTAGTGGTACCGTCCTGGATGGGTTTAAAGAAGAAGGGGTAGCTGCGGAAGATCGCAACCACTTTCTTCATGAAAATGTTTTCCTGGGCGTCTTTACCAGTCTTCGACTGAATTCCCAACAGCTTCTCTTTAACTTGACTAGCCTCGTCAACAAGGACAGAAGAGCATACATTAGTGTAGCCAGAACGACGACACTTAGTATATAGCTGACCGAAACAACGGGGATCAGCTTCGCAAGCAGCCATGTGGAGAAAGATTTCCCTTTGGAAAGCGAGGTATGATGGGTATCCGATATCAATTTTAGACCATTGTAGAAACATATAGTGTCGCCCTGTAATATACGTAGGGACCCCATTATTGTAAAACCACACGCCGTCGCGCCTACGCTGAAACTCTTGTTCGATGTAAGCACGAAACTTCTTTCGAAACTCGGCAGGCTTTTCGAGCCACTCATCCATACTGCGAATCCTTTGCAGTTCTTCGGGCATAGCAATGCGTTGCCACATCTGCATTGCCTTTGGCTTTTCATGGAAGAGAATCTCCGATCGCTTTGGTTTCTTTGGGAGTACAACGAGTAGCCCATGGAGTTCCATGATCTCTCCCTCTGTACCGTTAGGGTCGATCTTAATCCCTTTAGTTTCATAACCGTCTATGTCAATCAGGGCAAACATCAAAAGCTTCTACCGAATCTTCCCATCTTGCCAAATCCTGGAGCCCCTGTCTTAGGGTTCGTAAGCTCCATCTGAGCTCCGCATTCGCATTGACCTTCCACGTAGTAGGTCTTCCCGTCTTTTACTTTCATGGTAAGGTTTCGCTCGAAACGCTCCTTACCGCATTCTGGACAATGTAAGTCTGGCATTTTCTTAAGAGTTTAGAATAAATTGCATTGACAGCAGGGCTCCGACAGTATACCCAACAGAGCTGGACAAAGCTAAATAAAACCTTCCCTTCCATGTTTTTTCATCCGCCACATACCCAGCAAATGGAAGAGCTATAAACGGACCCAAAAAAGCCCAAAGCATCGTGCTAGCCATATCCTTATCTGCCACCGAGCTTATGTACATGGTGCTTCCAATCTCCAGCGCCAGCGCTGACAGAAATATGATAGGATACTTGTTGTTCTTCTTTTTCATTTTATTTAATTAGTACACCCGACAGGATTCGAACCTGTGACCGTCTGCTTAGAAGGCAGATGCTCTATCCAGCTGAGCTACGGGTGCATTTCGATAAAGAAAAAAAAAAGTAAAACAATTCTTTTTCCTGAGTGTTTGGTGATCAAGTGCTCTACATCGGAAGAGTGCATTACAAGTGATCTCACTTCTTGATCGGATTTTCCGTCTCTGTAATGAAACTCACCACCGTCGAATTCGCTTGGATTTGAAAGCAGTATAGAACACCCAAAAGAACACCACATCATGTGTTTGCTTGAGCCCGTGTCCTTGTGCCATCCATGGCCGCTAGTTCTGTGTTCAACTCTAGCGTAAGCTTCTTTATGGGGTTTAATGTTTGATATTTTATTTATTCTTTCAAATATAGACAATATGACACCCTCCGCACCTTTCATTAAGGTTTTACGGTTAGTGTTAGGCATAGATAAAAGCTCAAGCATTTCTTCTTCTGATATAAAGCCTGGTTTGTAAACCCTCATTCTTTTGAGTTAAGAAACACTTTTAAGTAGTTGGATGTATTGTTTTGATTATCAAAGTCATAGTCCTCCCAATAAATCAATCCACTAGCGTTATTTTGAGAAGCGTTCTGCAAACCCTCCTGAGTAATCTTTTTCTTGTTCGATTTCTCCATTATCTCTGAGATCTTTAACCATTTGTTCTAGTCTCTGGCGCTCTACCAGAAGTTCTTTGCAATCAATAGCCGTCTGTTTAATAGACTGTAGTTCCGCCTTTCGAGCAGACCCACCAGCTTCAGGATCGACAGGCTTCTTCACCTCTTCGATCATGTTGTTGATGGCCACCTCCATGCTGGACATGAGGCGCTCGGCAGCACTGATGGTAGTAAACTTAGGCGTCTTCCTGGACATCGTACACAAAGATAGGGGTCTTCTCTCCAACGTAGGCACCAGCCATGTTGTACTCGAAGTATTCGAGGGCGTCTGTAAAGCTCATTTCGTCCTCCTCCATCAAAATATCAAGGCATCCCTGAACGCTGTATACAGCCACCATGTTTGCTCCAAATGTGATTCCGATTACAGCCGCATCAAAACCGTCAGCAAGCATTGCCCCTTCGTCAGAAAGGAGGGCAAAGATTTCTTCTCTACTAAACATATTAAATTTCTTTATACATCAAGTCTTCTGCGCGGACCCGATAGTATTCTTTTTCTTCGATTGTAATTCTGTAGTCCATGTTCTTTCTGAACCCAACTACGTCTCCTACTTCGAGCCCTAGCTCTTCCACCCAAGGCGGAGTAAAAGAGACCTTCCCTTTCGTGACAGGGCTATCCTTGAGTTTAACAACGTCGATAATACCAGACTGTTTCTCCTCTCTTTCTTCCACTCGTTCGAGAAGTGACCAGCCCGCCAGCGGATGTATGTCCCCAGTCTTTGCAGACTTGTAAGCAATAGCCTGGTTATTAACGGTGTGATCAGGATCAAACCGTACAAGATAGTGGTTATCTTCACCAGTAAGAGGCTGACCGTCGTTAATAACAACAAGATGATGGAAGTAGAGAGTGTCACCCACTTCGACTCCAGTATCGTATTTAAACGGGACCGCCACGACGGGCGCTTCTGTGGTTCTGTTTTGGAATTCATTGAATCGGTTGTCTATGTAGAGCTCTAGTCCGCTCTCTGTTTTCATGGTGTCGTTTATTCGTTTGTCGATTGCGACAACAAATAAGTCAAACGTTTTCATAAATTAAAAATTTAAATCAAATTCGAGCATACACGGCATTTCGTCTACAGCCTTCCAGAGAAGGGTTCCCTCTGAGTTTTCAATGTAGATCAGATATCTTTTCTTTCCAAATTTATGAAGATGTCTGTCATCTTCCAAGATAGCGGAGACTTCTCCAGTTCCTGCCCGCATACCCAGATAATAGGCCATGCCGTTTTTAGGGTCTCTTCCGACCACAATTTTTCTAATAAGTCCTTCCATTAGTTTAGGGATATACCCGTGCCACCCAGTAGGCCAGACAAATCTATGTCGTCGTCGTCATCCCTGTACGCATTGTCCATGACGTCCTTGACAGCTTCTAGTTCTGCTCTACTCTGTAGGTTGAAACTGTACATGGTTTTCATTTCGGCTTCTTCTTCGCCGTATTCAATTGCATCGAGATCAATAACTCCGACAACAATAGACGCCAGTGTTCGGTCTTTCATATCGAACTGGTCTATGACCTCC